ATTTTGGAAGGTAGACATATTAAAGTAATCAACCACATCTATTCATACACAGTTTTTCTTGAGGACAAATCTTGGGAAAAAGTTGTTAAGACCTTCGATTTCGAGGTAGAACGTAGACGTGAAATCTTTGAAAAAGAAATCACAGAAAACATTAAACATTCATTACAAACAATTTACAAAAATATCGTATGAAAATTTTAAAACAACTTTTTTGGTTTGGTCTTTTTTTTTACATATTTGTGGCCTTTTTTATAGGTTTAGTTACAGTTAACCTATACTCCCTACTCAAGGAAAAAGTATCAACTATTAAAAAAAATAGTGAAATCAAAACAGAGTATGTCGTAGATTCTTCGAGTGTAGATACACCAAAAAAACAAATAATCTACGACACTGTTTTTATACAAAAACCTAAATACAAAATTGTTGAAAGTATTATCAAGCCTCAAACTCGTGATACGGTTAGAGATACTACGAAACTAATTATAAAAACTAACGATTCGACAAAGACTCCTTAAGAACTCTTAAGATTGTGTCCTTTAGACTTTCGTTCTTTTTCTTTGGTTTGTATGATACCATAGTTGGTTTATTACCTTTACCAACTTTAGGGTCACTTTTCTCCGCTCTTCTTTTTTGTGCGCAAGCAGCCTTTTTCTGAGAATCTGACATTTTAGCTGCAACACCCGCAGCTCTACATTTGGGATATCCTTTACTGTCAGCCTCGGGTCTTCCACAGGGGGGATGTCCTCCACCTTCTTTTTTTCTACAAATATTTACCCAAGGGCCTTTTGGTTGTTTACTCCCTTTTGGTTTTTTCTTAGTACCAAACCAAACAGCCAAGTCTTCTCTCATTATTTGTTCTAACACTGGCTCGTAATCTTTTTTTGGTAAATTAGCAATTTTTTTTATATAATCTGGAGTTCCTGGTTCTTGAACTTCTTGAGGGTTATAACCATTAAAAGGATTACCCTCTTCGTCATTTTGTTGGAATAATTTTTTTCCCATTTTTGCTAATTTTTCGGCACTTTTTGTTTCTTTTTTTATTTGTTGGGGTGTTCTTTCCATTTTCCCGTCATAACTGTCATAAGCCAAATCAGCACTTAGGAAATCCGAAACAGGAATATTAAATGGAGCCAAAGAGTCTTCTTGCCAAATGGCAGGTGCTAAATTCACAGGTATTCTATAGTTACCAACTACCCCCGATGTCGAAGCCTCTTTGATTTGTTTTTTTTTCATATTTTACTATATTATAAATATTCTTATGAACGAAAATGACGATTTGAAAACCCAAGACAATAAAGAACCTGTTGGTCAATTATTTGGTTCTTTATTTTATTACAGCTCAGAACATTTGGATGACTTAATAGATAACATTCAGGAAGAACAAGCGTTTCTTATGATGAAATTAGCGTGTGAAAAAGCTCTGTATTCAGGTATTTACACTCTCGAAGAAACTGAAATACTTCTTAAATCTATAAGAAAAGTACATAAGGTTAAGTTTTGATGGACAAAGAAGAATTACTGAAAATTATTGTTCGTGGTGAAATGATTATGTTGGAAGCTATTTCCAAAGGTCATAAGGCAAGTAAAAATGATGAATTTCAAAAAATAAGAGATGATGTCGAAAATTCCCGATGTCTATATTTTGATTATAATCCTAAGTTTTGTAAACAAAAATACAGAAAATAAAAAAGGGGACCAAATTGGTCCCCTTTCTATTAATAAGAGATAGATTATCTCAATTCTCTCAAGTCGAATGTTCTTACACCATCAACTGTAATTCTACCATAGAAACGGTTGTTTACCACCTTCTTAGCGTATCTTGTCATAATACCTTTGATTGGTGTGAAGTTGAATGGGTTGTACATTGTAGGAGTTAATTGTAGAGGTACATACGGTGCGTAAATGTAACCTGTATCAAGTAACGATGTTCCTTTGTGACCTAACAACACTTGGTTTGCAGGGAAGTAAGGGTCACGGTAAACTTGATATCTACCAGCCAATGTTCCAACTCTCTCGATACCCATATTGTATTGGTCTTGCTCAGGAGCTGCGTTTGAAACGTGGAAGTACTCCAAGTCATCAAAGATAGCAGATACCTCAGAAGATACTACAATCCAGTTAGCTCCACCTCTAAGTGTAGACTTGTGGATTTGAGCTGAGATTTGGTTGATTGCTGTGATAAGAGTTTGGTTCCAGTCCTTCTGTGTGTAAGGAACTGCGTTTGAACCTAATCTCTTCCATCCGTTGTAGTCCCAACGTAGGTTCCAAGCTGCCGCTTTTCTCAAGTCTCTCAAGATTTCACGGTCGATTTCAGCAGCCACTTGCTCAGACAACAAAGCTGTCAATTCAGCTTCAGCGTCGATGTTGTGGAATGCTGCAACGTCTTGAGCCATTTCAGGAGACCATTGAGCTCTAAGTTTTCTTTCTGTTACAGATACAGTAACTGACTGTAGGTCAAAAGAAACTTCACCAATTTTATCTTCGAATTCAAGATTCTTGTAGATTCTGTACGTAGTAGTGAACGCTTGAGCGTTTGCTGACGTAGAAGAGAATGTTGAACCTGTGTAACCGTCGATTGTGTTAGCACCTACTTCAGCAGGAACTTGTAAATCAACTTCCAAGTAAATTTTACCTTCAGCATCACAAACGTCGTAGTAAGTACCACCATCAGTCAATGACTGAGGGAATGCTAATGTTTCGTTTGCCCCATACTGAACGATACCTTTACCGTATCTCTGTGTAACAACTCTGAATAAGTAGTTACTGCTAGTGTTAGCTGAAGTTGTAGCGTTACCTGAAGCTCCTCTGATTGTCAAATCTGATAAGAATTCCTCAGTATCCATTGGTTGACCGTTAGGACCGATAAGTTTACCAGCACCTGCAGATGCGAAACCTGACATAACAAGAAGAACTTTTCTGTAAGAGTCAGTTCCGTAACCTGAAACTACTAACTCGTCACCTACCCAAACCACAGTTCTGTTACCAGCTGTGATTGAAGAGAATTGACCTTTAGAGTAGTCGTAAAGACCTGGTGGGTCTAAAGCTGGTTCGTTACCTTCGTAGAATCTATCGTAAAGGTCTTTCTGTACGTTGTAGTCATAACCACTGTTTGGAGTTTGACCCGCAGCAGCGTTTGGTGAACCGTAAGGAGCCCAGTGCTCGTTATCGCCAGCACCTGTGTATGACTGAATGTTTGGTACAAAGTAGAACAATTTACCGATAGGTAAGTTCATAGCTTGTACTGAAACGATATCGTTAGCTAAAAGTTTTGAGAAAACACGTCTAACGATAGGAAACACAACTGTTTCGAAAGAACCTGAGTCAGCAGTAGACGCAGCTTCGTTGATGAGGTATGATGCTTGGTTTTCATATAACTGAGCAACGTTCTCTTTTAGGTGGCCTTTCAAGCCTTCTAGGAAACCTAATTTTTCCCATTTGTTAATAGTATCTTCTTTGATAACTTTAAGGTGCTTAAGACCAATGTTACCAACAAGACCTGATTCTAATAATGCTCCCATTTTAGTATTTGATTTTGTTTTTTTAGTTTATTTATTTTTTAGAGTTTTGCCATCAAATCTTTAATTCTTAAGAATTGTGGATTTTCATAAGCTCTAGATTCGATTAAACTTGTTGAAGAACCTGAACTTGCTTGGTTGTTGATTTTTCTTTCAACACTCTCATTAAGTCCTTGTGTCTCTACTTTTGAAAGTTCATCTTTCATTGTTTTGTAGAGTTGTTTTGATTCTTTCAAAGTTTCTGCTGAGTCGAATCTTCTAAGAATGTTAATCTTTTCTTTTTTTGTAGTAGAGTGTTCAGTAAACAAACGTGTAGCGTAAGCTAAATTCGAATTGAATACAGCAACTTCATTAAGTTTTTCTCTGAAAACATTTAACGCTTTTCTGTACTCTTCATTCTTTTCTCTCAACATTTTCATTTCTGCGTTGATAGACTCAACTTTAACACCATTGTCTGTGTAGTTGTAATTACGATTGTTCGTAATACCTTTTCTTAAACCTCTACCTTCTTTTGAACCAAATCCATAAGTTCTAGCAGCTTCTTTAGTTTCCTCTTTTTCGTAATCTTTGTAGTGACCTTTCTTTTCACCAGCTTTCTTTTCAACACCGTCTACATCCTTACGTTTGTATTCGTGTTTTTTAGAACCCCAGTTTTCTTCCATTTCACCTTCTTTGAATTCGAATTTAGCTTTACCAGTACCCATTTTAGTTGGTCCTTGTTTTTTGTGGTCGTCGAAGCCTTTCTTAGGTAAAGATTTACCGTACTTGAATTTAGGACTTCCCATTCCAACGCCTTTAGGTTTTACAGTCATTTTCGCTTCTTCGAGGTTATATTCTTCAGAACCTTCTTCCATTTCGTCGCTAGATTCTTCCATCTCATCATAAGATTCTTCCATCTCATCATAAGACTCTTCCATTTCCTCGTGTGAACTTTCTTCCATTTCATCTTCTTCCTCGTCCATAACGATTTCATACATAATTTCATCCTCTTCTTCCATTTCTTCTTCGTTGTATTCGCCTTCAGCGTACAAAGCGTCTAAAACAGCCTCAAGGTCTGTATCTTTTTCTTCTAATTCAGATTCTTCCATTTCCATTTCCATTTGCTCTAATTCATCTTCTTCCTCTTCATTCATTTTAACGAGGTATTCAACATCTTCATCAGTATCTTTAATGTGAACGTCGTCACCGTCTTTTTTAACGATAATTCCGTCTTCATCTCCCATACGTTTGAAAATTGCCAAAATTTCTTCATCAGAAGCATCTGTCAAATCAATAGTTTCATCATCATCTTCGAATTCGATGTCATCCATCGTATCCATATCTGAATCATCAGAATCCACTTCTAGTTCATCAGCATCAACTTCCATTGAGTCGTCATCGACATCAACGTCTGTCATTGCATCAAGCTCAATCTCATCTTGTTCAGATAGAGACTCTTTTACCAACTGACTGATTTCTTCCTTCATAGTTGAAGCAAGTATTCCTTTTGCGTTTTCGGCTATAACATTCTCCACATTTTTCATTTGGAGCAAAGCCTCTTCTACTAAATCTTTTTGCGACATAGAATTTTTTTACTATAAATACTGCACAAACAACAAAA